GTCTGCAGCCTTGATTTGATCGTGTGTACGGCTTTTGTAAAACGCCCGTCGCTCGTCTGCTGTTTCCTCTGGGATCCGTGCCAGAACAACGTCACCAACTGAGATCACGCCAGCGTGTCGTCCATCATCCAAGCCCTGCCCTGCATATTCAGGGTATTCGTCGGCGCGAACTAACTCATAGCCTTCTCTCATTTTTGATGAGATATTCATTCTGTCATCGACCCCACCGGCTTCTCGTCTAATCCAGCGGTGCTTGTAACCGTCTGGGGCGGGAGGAGCATCGAGTCGTGATGGAGGTGCCCAAGGCTTGCGACGCGCAGTGGTTTCTCGAGATTCAGTGCCTCGGGTGCTGCGATTTAACTTTGGTACAACGATGTCGTTTTCGCTCATGGTATTTACCTTTTCACGTATTGTGCGTATTTTTCAAGCGGTACGCCTAGTTTCTTTGCCATCGCAACTTCACTAGGGCTGAGCCTGATACTACGGCGTGCTGAATTGTTTAGTCCCGAAGATCGGGTCGCAGAGGCAACGGTTTGCACGGGTCGGCTGCTTCTGGTTTGTTGGGGCGCAGACTCAGAAAACTTCTTTGGAAAGAGGTCCTGCATTCTGCGATCTATCTCATCATAGTACTCATCTGTCTGCGGGTCAAATCCTTCGTTTTTAACAAGCTCCACATGTATGCCCCGAACCGTGTTGGTCATCACCACGTCCGAGCCAAACCATGTGTTTTTCTCCGCCCACTCTTCCGCACGCGGATCGTTCTTTCTGGGTGCCTGCTGCTGCGCGGGAGCCTGCTGCTGTGCTGGCACCTGCACCTGCTGCTGCCTTATTCGGTTAACCTGCGCCTCATGGTTGACAAGCTGCTGCTGCTCCATGACGGCTTGCGTCAGTCGCTGCTGCGCTTCGGTCTCGGTGTCAATGTCACCTTCCTCACGGGCGCGGCGGATGACGTTTTTAAGCGCAGTGATCTGCGTATCAACCCGTCCCTTGGCCTCACCCACACGCGCAACGGCTGTCTGCTCATACTGCTTCTGCAGCTCCTCGTTGCGAGACTGTACGCTCTTTGCGTACTCCAGTGCCGACTGCTCACGGCGCTCAGTCTCACGCAGACGCGCGGTAAGCTTGTCGATGCGCTTTTTGACCTTATCGGAGTACTGATCCAGCTCCTCCGCGTTTGGACCGCTCTCCACGGTGCTGGTGGTCTTGCCCTCGGTGTCCTCCGAGATGGTGACCGTAGCCGCCTCCTCGTTTTCTCCAATATCAAATTCTAACTTTTCACCTGAATCAATCATGATACTTTCCTCTTCACTTGTGCAAAATGCTTGCAGGATCTGACACAATTCCCAAAATCTCGTCATCGTTCAGAAGACGAATCTCACCGCCCTCAATCTGGATGCGGGAGCCCGCGTAACGACCAAACACCACCCAGTCACCGGGTTTGCACCATGCACCGTCGGGGAACTTGCTTTCGTCCGCGTAGGCGAGTGGTCCAAGCTTGAGCACGTAGCCCACGTTGGTTGCCAGTTGAGTGCGTTCAGTTGTTTCTTTGGTCAGCACAATACCGCCCTTTGACGTGCCAGCACCTCGGTACGGAAGCAGCGCAAGGCGCCACCCGGTCGGTTGCGGTATCAAGTCTAAGACGCTTTGTGTGAGCCCGCTGTCAGGAACCTTGCCATCATCGGTATAGGCATCGTTCAGCGAGGGTTTTTGGTTGGCCTTTTCGTCTGCCCATTTCTGTTCTAGAGCTGTCAGCTTTGGTTGCATAGGTTAATCCTCTGAGTGTTTATCAAGTTCGCTTTTCACAATACTTTCTGAAAGCCGAATACCTTCTAAACGCCCCATCAGATACCGATACCGCTCCATATCGCTGACACTCCCACCCAGCACAAGCTGCTGCGTGTCGTGTTCTATCTTCCTCATTTCTTTTAAAACTTTTTCAGCAAAAGTAAGCATGGTCTTTTCCATGTAAGCAGAAGGTAGTCGCCACCATCTGAAAGGCGTCAAGCAGTTAGTAGATCTTTACGTCTCTGTTACCATCTTTTTTCTTAACTATTCTCGGTTTTACCATCCCCCCTTCCTTCATTTTGCGTGATTTACCTGCCTCAGACAGGGCTATTGCAACCGCCTGTTTATTCGCAGCGGCCTTGCTCTTGGGGCGAGACGTGCCGATCGTGCCCTTATCTTCATACGATCGCATTGTCTCACCTATATTCTCACTGATAACCTTGCGGCTTTTACCTTTTTTGAGCGGCATTATCTGCCTCCTGTTGGTGTTGTTGGCGCAGGTCTGGGCGTCGTTATGCGCTCGCGGGCAACTTCAAAGCGCCCCTGCGCGATCTTTTCCTGCGACGCAATGCGCTCGTCGTTGGCCTGCGAACTCTCTTGGATGCGCATCTGCTCGTTTTTCAGCCCCTCTTGTTTGAGCTGTATTTCAGCCTGATCCTTTGCCGCGCGCTGCTGAAGCTCCTGCTCCTTGAGCGCGATGACTGGGTCAGGTGCGCCTGCACCCTCGCCAGAGAGCGTTGCCTGCATCGCCTTGACGTCCATCATGTACTGAGCAATGTTCAACGAGATCATTGCCTCACGCTGCATGTCGGAGACCATGCGATCTGGGTCGCTGCCGTACTGACGGAACAGCTCGGCCTCGGCATCCTCTTCCGCCTTCAGCTTGACGTGCTCCATGACGTGCTTCTGCAATTCTACCGCCGCCAGTGGGTTGCCCTGCACCAATGGCGAAAGCCCCATGATCAGGTGCGACGCAATGTGCGAATCGTGCTGCTGGCCGGCAAACGCCTTGAGCTGCTTGCCGTCGATCGCATCGATGTTCTCGCTGGCTGGGTCTTTGGGCATCTGGTTGGTCTGGGTCTTCAAGATACCGTCGATGTCGCGCACGTTCATTGACTGATAGACGCGGTAGTACGCCTCGTACATGTTGTGCATGTTCGGTGCACTTTGCGCGAGCTGCAGCTGGGTCTGCGCCAAGGTAATGCGCTGCGCTGCTGAGAAGATATTGGGGTCAGCAACCGGCAGAACTGACACCTTGTTGTCAAAGTCAGACTTCTTGATTAAACGAGATGCTCCCGGTACATCATAGGGGTACTCGGGGGGCAAGTACTCACCAAAACCTCGGAAGAGCATCTCAAACTCTTGCGTCTGTGCGTAGTACAGGCGCTTATGGATGGCGCTCATGACCATCGACCCACGCTCAAGCAGCGCAAGTGTGGTGCCCACTGCCGCCTGCTGGTTGGCGTCACCCACCTGCATGTCTGCAATGCTGGCAAGGCGACGTCCGGCGTCAACAGTGAAGCTTAAGAGCGCAAACAGGGTCTGGCTGGGCTCTTTGTAGGGCAGCGGCAGCAGTGATGAGGACAATTCAGCCCCACCTGCGTCAATATCACGCCATTCACCCGGCTGGATCGGCTTATCATCGTCCGCGATCCGCGCGCCCTTCGCCTTGAAGCCCGCAGGCAGGTTAGACAGCGTGCCGGAGTCCAATAACTGACGAAGTGCAGAGGTTGCGGTCTTAGAAAGGCCACCAATCAGGTGAACAAAGCCCAAACCGTAGGCACCAAGGCCAGAAACCAACATGTAATGCACAAAATACTCAATTCGCGTGTGCAGAGGGTCTTCTTCTGCCCAGTTTCGACGCACACTGATCACTCGACCACTGGTTTCGTCGGTTGTGACCACATACGGCAGCTTGATGCCCGTCGGTTCGCCGTCTTCGTCCACGTCTTCGTAGCCGGGGATGTCCAAATCGACGTGAAACTCCAGCAAAGCAATCTCTTCCGGCTCGCCAGCGGCCTGCATGCCGGTAATTCGGTCAATCGTGGCACCAATTTGGTCTTGTGTGATGCCAGAACCGTCAGGAGACACCACAATATCGATGTATTCACCCGCATAAACACGTTTTTTGAACTCGTTTGAGTCCATCGCAATGCGGTGCGTAATGCGCCGGCACTCAGAAATCACGCTTGAGCCGTGGTAGGGGATAAAAAGGTCGTCGGCAAGCACCAAACGGCTGACCATACGACCCAATTGCGCGTCGTAATAGACCTTTTTGAAGGTAGATCCGCCGTATCCTGTGTAAAACAGCAGCTGATCGAACTCCGGCGTGTACTCCTTCATCACGGCGGTGATCTGGTAGTTCATGAAATCCTGTACACGGGCAGCCTGCTGCACCTTGTCGAGGGTTTCCTTGCCCAGCGTCTGCGTCCGCACGGGACCACCCGCCGGCATCAGCTCCTTAAACGACTGCGCTTGGAACTGGATGATGGCCTCGGTCAGCATTGGGTGCACCACGCCAGACGCGCCACGGAACGGCTGCGTGCGATCTTCCATCTTCAGCCCCAGCAGGTCCAAACCCTTGGCGTACATCTCCTCCCACTGCCCGCGAGAGCTCTTGTCCGCGTCGAACAGCGCCTGCAGGTTGATGGAGATGTGCCCAAGATCCTGCGGATCGATGCTGTCTGCAAGGTTATCGTAAAAACCCAGCTCCTCATCGTCCATGCCGATCTCAATCAGAGCACTGCCGTCATCCTCAATGGTGATCTCAATGTCCTGACCGTCGTCTTCATCAAATTCAATGATGTCGGAGTTCGGGGCTAAGTTTACAACCTTGTCTATTGGCATTTTTTATCCTAAAGCTATTTGCTTTTTACAGAAAGGTTATCCAGCATGCGACGCGAGGAAGTTGCCTCACCGCCGTCCTTGAACGGCTCAAGCCGGTAGCCGCCGTAGGCCAGTGGACTAGCATCGATCGGCGCAGCGTACCCGCCGGCTACCGTGCTGCCGGAGGTAGTGCCAGCGCCTGCCGCTATTTGACGGTCAGTCTGATCTATGTCAACAACAGCGTCCGCCACCGTGCCGGTTGCCGCGCCGGTCGTAGCGCCCGTTGTTGGCGCTGCGCCTGCAAGACTGGCAAGGAACGCTTGGAACTTCTGCCCTTCTGCCGTCTCAGGGTTAAACACCCGAGCTGGGTCTGCTCCAAACTCGCCTGCCATGACGCGGTTGCGCAGCAGGTTGTAGGTGCTCGCGTTACGCAGCGCAGGCGTTGCACCGATCATATCGCGCAGGTTTCTGTCAATCAGGGATCTATTCTGCGCAAAACGCTGAGAAGCCGACATTGTGCCGCCATAAGCTTGAATTTCTCTTGGGCTCAGCAGAGATCGTGGTCGCGTGGTAATACTCGGCGGCGTGAACGTAAAGCCAGAACCCGTCGCCGGTCGCAGCTTCGCAGCCGGAGAGTAGTCAAACTGACCGGGCATGCCGGGAATCGCGGTTCGTGGAGAGCTCGCCCTGAACGCCGTGTCCAGAGCCGGCTGCCCCGCAGCGAACATGTCAGGCTGCGTCGGCAGCTGAGCATACACCGTAGGTGCCGTGTAGGCCGGTGCGACAAAGGGCGCCGCAGGGTTGTACGTTTCGAGGAAGGTTGACACGCCACTCTGGCTACCGGTCGCCGCACTGCCTCGGGTGTCAATCGGATTGGTTACCGTGCCAGCGGCTGCCGGCTGAGCTTCGGCTGCCTTGATAATGTTCTGCAGCTGCGTAGCGTTGTAGGTCGGAGTAACCGCTTTGACCATGTCGTCAACTGTCACGCCGGGGGCGACAACAACAGGTGGTGTTACAACAGGCGGTACAACAGGTGGTACAACGGGTGGTACAACGGGTGGTACAACGGGTGGTACAACAGGCGGAGCTACCGCCCGCTGCGTGAACAACACATTCGGATCAACGCCGGCCTTGAGCAGGTCATCAAACGAGTAGCCCCGCTCGGTCGCGTACTCCAGCATCTGGGCGCGCTCGGCAGCGTCGATACCGCCTTGCTGCAGGTTGGCAATGTAATCACGGCCCTGCTTGTCAAGTATACCTCGACCGTCCTGACCGAGTGCCGTTAACCGCTGCGACTCAAACGCCAGATCGGGACTGCGCTCGTAGGCCGAGGTCATGCCGGTTGGCGTCACAAACTGCTCTTGCTTAATCGGAGCCTGAACCGTAAAGATCTTGTTCAGCACCGCATCGGCAACGCCAGCAGCGCGAAGGTCGGAGGTGCTGATGCCAGACTGGATTAATGTGTTATACGCATCTACGCCAGTCGGCGCGTTGGGGTTAGCTAGGTACGCCTCGGCGTCCTTCCTAAGATTGGCGTAGTAGTCACCAACCGTCTGCTGACCGCCCTTCTCCATCGCCGCGCGATACGCCGCCGACACGCCCGCTGCCGTGCCCGGCTGCTCAGTTGCTTGCGCCTGAACGGGAGGTAAAGATGGAGGCGGAGGCGGGGGCGAAGATGCCTTAACCGGCGCCATTGCCTGTTCTCGCGCCATTAATTCATCAAGACGCTGCGCTGCATCAGGAGAGCTAGACGTATAACCCTGCGTTTTCCCTGCAATGCTTGATGGACTTGCTGGACTAAATTGGTCACCAGAAGGCATTCCAATAAGAAAACTTGGCATATCGACAGGGCCCGAAGGGCCACGAGAATCCGGCAACACGGGAACTTGAGGCATTTCAGGGCGAGGGGCAGCCGCACGCTGACCCATAAGCTCAGCCTCAACCTCTTGCGGCGAATAGCCGCTTGCGCGGGCAACCTGATCGACACCAACGCCGCT